GCTGCTATTGTAGCCGCAACGTATAAGCTGTATGAATTCCATCAGGAAGAGAAGAGAGAGGCAGAAAACGCACAGTATGTCAACGTAAACGGTAAAGATTACTACTACAGCGAAAAAGACAACACGATGATCCGTGTAAAAGAAAATGGAACACGGATGAATGTTTATAGTCAAAAGGAAAATGATGAAGCCAAAGCGGCATGGGATAGGAAGTATGCTGCTGCTAACGAGAACTCTAAAAAACTTCACGAAAAATATGGTGACGGAACCAACATTGACAAGGGAGCCATAAATTCACAAATTGAGGCGTTAAAAGCCGCTTTTGAATCGGGAACATCTGCAACAAAAGATAATACAAAAGCGATTAAAGAAGCGAAAACGTATCAAGTAGAAGCGCCAATTGGTCAAGAGGTTGTAAACATAGCGTCGAGGCATCCTGAAGGGGAACAATGGATGTCACCGCTTGTCGAAGATGCCCGCGTGCAATGCGCCGCTTTTGTTTCTGCGTTGTATCAGGAAGCGGGCATACAGGGGCTGAACTCAATTAACGGGAATCAGCTTGTAAATCAGTTCGGCACGGCCTATCACACAGCGGGAACGGGATACGTACCGCAGGAAGGCGACATGATAAATTGGAAAGATCATGTCGGAATTTATGCCGGAAACGGTGAATATATAGCGAGAAACTCGACCGGCGGAGTGCATCGCGGCAGTATGTCGGAAGCAAATCAATGGTTCGGTAATCCGCTTGGCTACGGATCGATAGGTGAATACACCGGGGGAAAAACAGTAACACTCACAACTGATGAAATCGGTAAAAAAGCCAATGAGGCATTGAAACGGTTAAATCAGGCTAAAGAAGAGGCAATCCGGCTGTTTTCGACGATGCAGGAATCTATAGACAGTGAAACCGAAGGCGCATACATGTCTGGTATGAACAAACTGGCTGAAGACATCAGACAGAAACAGGAAGAGATCAACAAACTATCTAATGCCGGTATTCCGAAAGACGCGGTAGAACAACTGCAAAAACAGCTCAGTACATACGGAACGGTTATGAAGCAGAAGCTGACCGACACGTGGACAGAAAGCTGGAACAAAATCAAGACCGAAACAAAGCAGATAGGTGCAGAGCTCACTGGAGACTTTAAAGCACTTGCCGATGCTGAGTATGAGGCTACAGTTAATGCGCTCAACAAAGAAAGAACGGAACGTTTAAAAGAAGTCTCTAAAAACAAAGAAGATAAAGAAGCGATGGTGGCTGTCGAAGAATGGTACACTGCTAAGACCGCCGAAGCCGCAAAGAAACGTACAGATGCATATAGAGAGTCGTTTGAAAAACAGGCAAAATACGCAATAGATAACCATCGTTCAGATCTGCTTAGGGCATTAACGAGCAGCCGAGACGGACAAGATTATATGAATTGGAAAGGGCAGACAGAAGCCCTCGAAACGTATCTGAGCATCTGGAAGACCGGGCATGAGTCAATGCAGTCGCAGATTGCAGAACTTGCGGAGAGCTCAACTGATAAATTCCAGGAATTTTTCCAAAGCATTTTGACAGGATCTGAAACACTCGGAGACTCGCTGTACAATCTCATAACAGGAATTGGAGAGACAATACTACAGCAGATTACGCAACAATGGGCAGGGCGCCTGACAGAATCTATATTCGGCGGCAGTTTGCTTGGCGGCGGAAATAATAATAGTAATGGCGGAACATATGACAATGGTATGAATACAATGTTTGATGCGTTCAAAAACAACCTAAGCGCGTCTAATGTAGCACTGGGACTTTTCTCCGGCAGCACACAAAAAGGCGGAATGGTCATGGGCGCATACAATGTCATCCAAAACGCTATTAATACAGGCACAAAGCCGACAGAAGTCGGAGCAACCGTTACTGCTACAGGCGCTTTGGCAGCATTCACTACAGCAGTCGGTGCGGCTACTGTAGCACTGCAGCTTATGTCTGCAAAGTCGGGGTTCGGATTTGGCATGTTTGGATTTGCGACCGGCGGACCTATCAGCGGTCCGGGGACGGCTACATCAGACAGCATTCCAGCTTGGCTGTCTAATGGTGAGTACGTTCTCAATGCTGACGCTGTCAGAAAAGTGGGATTGCCGCTGCTTAACGCAATTAATTCGGGGCACATGCCGCGTTTTGCAAAAGGCGGGGCGGTAAAGACTGCAGACATCCGGAATATAGAGTCAACAACGATCACGAAAGGCGGAAACAGATCAGTATATTTAGACATCAATACTCTTGATGCCGCATCGTTTGCTGATTTCTTGCGTAACGGCGCTGTAGACGAAATTCGGAAAGCATTTTTTGAAGAAGATTTGAATTTTGCAGGAAGTAGCGGGGTGTTCTGATGACACTTAGGAAATTCCCGGAAGATCTTAACGGATTAGCCTGGGAAAGTATAAAATCAATGGACTGGAATACAAAAGTACAAAAATCGGGAAGCGGTAAAGTACGTACACTCACGACACAGCTATTGCCGAACTGGACGATAGAAACGAAATTCCAGATATTGACCGATGAACAATATAGAAAGCTGTTGGGATTTGTAGCGCTGTTAAAAGGCGCACATATCCCTTTTTTATGGCTTGATCCGGAAGACTACGAGGAAAAAGGAATACAGCTGCCGCTGATCACGAACGGAACTTATCAAGCCGTCATGAAAATGGGCGACTATGTAGAGCCGGTCGAATACATCGAAAAAGTAACAGTATATATTGACGGCGTGAAACAAGCAAGCAGTACATACACAGTTACCGGCGGGACGGTGAAGTTCAAAACTGCACCAGTGAGTACGGCAAAAGTTACAGCGGACTATACATATTACTGGAAAGTTATGTTTGCAGATGACGGAATAGATATCGAGCGGCAGTATCTTAACATCAACAAGTCTAAAACATTTAAGTTGGAGGTAGTCCGATGAAAACAGTGGATAAAGCTCTTGAGACTTATCTTGAGACAGAAAAGAAGATTACTTCTTGCGATCTATACGATCTTGTCTTAGATAACGGAAATAAGTATTACTATGCCGATACCGATATAGACATATCGTTTAACGGGCATACGTACTTACATAACGCGCTGTTGATTAAGCGGCAGCAAGTCAAGATTCATGATCGTGTGGTAGTTGACACGATGACCGTCACCGTCCAGGCGGATAAAAACGACAAACTGGAAGGACTGCCGTTCTTACAAGCGGCGCACAGCGGAGTGCTTGACAGAGCTAAGCTGTATCTTCGGAGATGTTTCTTCCGCGATCAGTCGGTTGTGGGTGCGATTGACCTGTTCGGCGGAAATGTAGAAGTCAAATCAGCAGGCGGTATCAAGATTGAATTATCAGTAAAAGCGGAAACGCAAGGATTGAACATGGAATTTCCGGTTCGCAGGTACTATCCGCAGGGGAGTTATACGACGAATGAAGACGGCGTTATCTACAGCAAAGAAACCGATGCCGCGACGCTGATTGCGCCGTTCGTACCACGGCGAGAGGTGCTTATATGACAGACGGCGAAAAAATAGCTAAAGCAGCTGCAGAATGGCTGGGCACGCCGCACATCAACGGCGCTAAAATAAAAAGTTGCGGTGTAGACTGCGGCATGCTGCTAATAGGCTGCGTAGAAGATGCGGGACTGCTGAAAAAAGACAGTATCCCGATTGAGTCGTACTCGAACGAATGGCACTTGCACCATAGCGAAGAGTGGTTCTTGAGCTACGTGCAGAAGTATTGTGATGAAGTAGAGACAATGCAGCCCGGGGATTTTCTGTTGTATCAGTTCGGACGGTGCATTTCCCACGGCGCTATCTATGTCGGCAAAGGACGTGTTATACACGCTTATATAGACCGCGGCGTGGTCATGACAGACCTTTCCGACGTGATGTTTTTTGACGCGAAAGGCAGGAGCCGCTTGCGCGGAATTTACCGGTTTAACAGAAAGAAGGTGAGACGATGAGCTTTTTTCGCGGAAGAACAACGACAACGCGGGCAAATAAGATAAGTGAATTTACAGTCAACACCGCGGAATACGGCGCTGTTGTACCGGAAATCATCGGTACGGTGCGAACTGCGGGAAACGTGATCTACTATGATGATTTCACCGCCCATGAACACCGCGAAACGCACAAAGCGGGGAAGGGCGGTAAATCTAAGCAGGTCAGCATTACTTATACCTACACGGTAGCCGTAATTTTGGGACTCTGCGAGGGTCCCATTTCCGGAATCGGTAAAGTATGGATCGGTAAAAATGTACACAATTACCCGGCGGACGATATTCAACTGACGCTGTTCGATGGAAAAGAAAATCAGCAGCCGTGGGCATACACGCAGGGCAAGCACCCGGAAAAAGCCTTGCCGTATCCGGGACTTGCCTACATGGCGGGCGTGATAGATCTTGGTGATTCCGGCTCTATGCCGTCATATAACTTTGAGGTGAAAGGCAGACTATTAGAGACTGGAGACGGTATCGATGTCAATCCTGCCGATTATATCCGATACGTCTTAGATAAAATCGGTAAAAAGGACATGCAGATTATCGGGCTGGACAACTACAGAAAATACTGTAAAGAGGCCGACTTGCTTATTTCCTCTCCGCCGGACGAAGACGCAAAAGCCGCCCGGGAAGTTGTAAATGAAATTGCAAAACTGACCAATGCTTATGTGTTTTGGTCAAATGACAAGCTAAAAATTGTACCACTGGCGGATAGACCCGTCGGGAACTGGGCACCGGATAAAACCGGTATTACAGACCTGACGGCGGATGATTTCCTGCCGCAGTCGGGCGGGGCTCTTGTGACGTACAAGAGAAAAGACAGCTCTGCAATCTATAATCAGTTTCCGGTAGAGTTTATCAATCGGGCAAACGGCTACGAAAAAGAATCTGTCAGCTACGAATTTACGGAAGACATCAAAAACTACGGCGTAAGAGCCGCCAGTGTAACGAACGCCCATTATGTCTACACAAAAGAACGGGCGGTTAAAATCGCTGAACAACTGGCAAGAAACAACAGGTACGAGAGAACGCAATACACATTTAAACTCGACTGGAGCCTGTGCCGGCTGGAAGTCGGTGACTTGGTAAGATTGACCGATGAAAATTCAGGGATCTTTGAGCAGGTCGCAGTTATTAACGGCATCACAGAGGGCACCGACGGATGTCTGACGGTAACGGCCATATCAAGAGCGCCGGGAGACTATCCTGCGGCAAAATACAACGTACATGCTAACGATAGGCCTTACATTGACTACAACAAGACAGCTCCGGACACCATCCCGGTTATTTTCCAGCCGCCTGCAGATCTTACAGCAGACGGATTGGAGCTCTGGATTGCGGCAAAAGGCAAAGCTGACGGCTGGGGCGGCTGCACGGTGTATGTCTCCGATGATAACACGAACTACCGGACAGTCGGGCAAATTGCAGGCTCCGCGCGGTGCGGTAAATTAACACAGCCGCTGTCGCCGATACCGAATCATCCATCGGGTAATCGAGTATTTGTGACGTGTAACGATCAATTGCTTAGCGGTACGCCGCAGGACGCCGAACGCAAGAATACGCTCTGCTGGATAGGCGGTGAATGCATGAGTTACGTTAACGCCAATCTGCAATCGAACGGCGCCTGGTTGCTATCGGGATTGTACCGCGGACAGTGCAATACAGCTGTCAGAATGCACGCTAAAGATACAGACTTTGTCCGGCTTGATAATTCGGTATTTAAAGTGCCGTTCGCGAAAGAAGACATCGGCAAGAAGATCTATTTGAAATTCTGCTCGTATAACATCTTCGGCGCAGGCAACCAGGACCTGTCCGAAGTCAAAGCTTATGAGTATACATTAGCTCCGTACTATATCCCGCCAGTTACGAATTTAACCGCATATAACCGTTACAGGCAGCTTGCCGACGGCGTGTCTCGTTATGATATCGTTGTCAGCTGGACGCCGCCTGAATTGCAGAGTTATCTGCAGGGCGATGTCTGGTACAAAACAAGCAACGGGCAGGCAAAAGATTTGGTCATCAAAGAGGGCACCAAAGGGTCGGAATTAGGTTTTGACGGAGAATGGACATTCGGTGGAAGCGGAAAAGATCAAGTCGTCATTCCGCAGGCCATCGTCGGCGACACCTACCTGATCGCGGTATGTACGAAAGACGAATGGGGCGAAAGTACAAGTCCGGACACATCTCCACAGCTGAAGATCCTTGTCGCTCTCAAAACAGAAATACCGAATACGCCCGACGGATTCGGTGTAGACTTCGGGATGGTGTGCACGGCCAGCTGGAAAGAAGTCACGAATACCGACGTCGCGTTTTACGAAATTAGGACTGATCAGGCGCCAGGCGCCGAAACATCGGGATTGTTAGCACGAACAAACAACCTGTCCGCAACGCTGCCGCTGACAGAACGAAGCGGAAAACTATATCTGTATGCTAAATCGGCAATCGGAAAATACTCGACACCGGCTATCTTGCAATATAACAAGCCGATACCGAAAAAGCCCAATCCGCCTGTGCTTACAAGTACAATCGGTGGTTTCGGGCTGACTGCAGAAGCAATTCCAAAAGACTGCGCAGGCATGAACATTTATATAAATGGCGTGGACGGGCAGAAGACAATCAAGACCGAAAACAACAGCTACAGTCACACTTGCGGCGCGGGCATCTATGATGTATCCATCGCTTACTATGACCTGTTCGGAGAGGGCGAAAAATCGGGAGAAAGCCGTGTAGTCGTTAAAATCTCAATCAGTAAAGGAATGATTGAAGATGAAGCGGTCAGTCTCAAGAACGTAGACGCACTGGTCAAGCAGAAACTTGACGAAGGCGCTATTGCAAAGCAAGACGTAACGACAATTGTCTCTAACCTCGGAAATCTCATGCTTGCAAAAGCCAATTATAGTGCCATAGCACAGATGACAGACGCCATCAATCTAAGGGTGCAAAAAGGCGATGTCATCAATCAGATTAACTTGTCGCCGACGACTACGACGATTGCGGGCAAGTATCTGCACGTCACAGGGCAGACCGTCTTTGATAACAACGTCATTGTGAGCCGCATGCTTGCGGCAAAAGCGATTACGGCTGATAAATTGGCGGTTACGTCGTTATCGGCGATTACCGCAAATATCGGCACATTGCGCACAAAAACAAGCGGAGCGAGAACAGAAATCAAAGACAACTTGATTGAAGTATATGACAGTAACAATATGTTAAGGGTACGGATGGGAGTGTGGTAAGAATGTACTATGCGTTAATTGTAGTTGTGATTATTGGTGTCATTGCGTATGCGTGCTTGAAAAAGAAGAAACGAGGCAACACAGAAAAGCCGCAGGAGAAAAAGCCTGATGACAACGGTGGTCATACAGAAATTACGGTAAATGTACCGATAAAAAGTAAGGGATACATAGTTAAAGACGGGATTAAGAAAGAGGTGACAATAAGGTATATGCCGCAGGGATTACAAGTTTTTGATGAGAACGGGGTATGCGTATTAGATGTTACCGACAGGCTGGTTAAGTATCTCGGAGTAGTCCAAATCAATGGAACGAACGGAAGTATTACTAACGGCGAATTAAGTGATGGGGATTTGTGGTATTATCCGCTAAATATAAAAACACCGCCATTGACTCCGTCAATTCATACCGAGTATCATATGCCGACAATAACAAAAAATGGGAAAAGCATATCGTGGGATTACGGATCATATCCAGCTGATAAACGATTGTCTATGGTTCTTTTATACGGGGTGTACTAACATGACAAGTGCGGGAATTACAGTATATAACGGCGATAATAAGTTAACTGTTAACCAGACATACAAGAATCTTGTACTTAAGCGAAAAATAAAATTGATAGATTTAAAAACGGTAGAAATTGTGAGAAGAGATGTGCCTGTATTAGATCTCGCAAAAGATGAAATCCTCGTTGCGGTGGGTGGTATGACTTCAAATAACAATATGTTGATAATTCAAGATTATGACTACGAGGCAAAACGAATTGAGTTTCGCGGTGTAGAGTACAGCGAAGATGAGGATACCAATGACGAAATATTAGATATTGAAGATTTTAGAAATGCATACCCGGATGTATATGCTTATGTGTTCGGCCTTGACACGAGTACACCAGCACAAAGTGGAGTCGGCTTACAAGTATTTAACAGCGTTGGATGTTGCGTATTTGACAGCACTAAAGAATATATGAGGGTAAGACATTTTGGACCAACAGGGTATACATTGCCGTCGGCAACAAATAAGTATGCCATATGCCAGATCGGATCAGATATAGCTTATACAGAAACAAAGGGAGAGTTTGGCGGCAGTATAACGGAAGTAAGTTTCCCAGCGATTGTCAACGGGAAAGTACAGGTACGAACGTTATCTATGTACTATGCAACGGGATTCCCCGGATCTGGCGATTCATATCATTATGATGCATTTAATTATATGGTGATCGATGTTACAAATTACTAAAAAGGAGAGAAATCATGAAAAGAAACTACAATGTAAACGGCAAAGTGTCCTATCCGCAAAATGACGGGGTTTTGACTACATTTAGTTTTCACAATCCCGAGACAGGCGAAATGCTGACGATACAGACAACGTCGCAAGAAGAAACCAATGAACTGAACTACGGCGATACTGTCACTCTTGAAATTAAAAAAGCAGAACTTGAAACGGTCGAAGCACCAGAAGAAACCGAGGTATCTAAATGAAACCGCAGACATTTCAACATCCGGAAATAAGAGATGAAAACGACAACATCATACAGCCCGGAGCATTCGGGAAAAATACACCGTTCTGTACAAAAGGGAACGATGGCATATTCGATTATTTCGCGAACGATATCGAATATCTATACAAACAAGGCGCGGCAGATGATAAAGATTTCAAAGCAAAGTCATTAGCGGTAACGGGTACGAGTGACCTTAATTTAGTCAATGCTGATACGGTCAAAGCGAAGTCATTAGCGGTAACGGGTACGAGTGCAGCACCAACAGCACCGACAGGTGACAATTCTAAAACAATCGCAAATACAGAGTTTGTGCAAAACACAGTATCTGGACTTGTCGGAGCCGCACCGGAAACTCTTGATACGCTTAATGAACTGGCAACCGCGCTTGGTAATGACCCGAATTTCGCAACAACGGTCTCTAATCAAATTGGAAAGAAAGCGAATCAAACAGATTTAGCGGCGGTATCAACAAAAGTAGACAAAAAGGCGGAGCAGACGGACTTAGAATCCACGGCGTCGTTTGTTAATCGACTGCAACGCAAGAAAGCATATAAAGTCGGCGATATTGTCTATTCATCTAAACTACCATCATGGGCATATCTTGAATGCACGCAAGCAGGCACAACAGCGGCCACCGAACCTAATATGTCAACCGTATCGGGGGGGGTAGAAGTTAATGACGGAAGCGTGAAGTGGACAGTTAAAACTGTAACTGCAAAAGAATATGTTGATGAAAAATTTGATAATTACGGACGGATGGAAACAATTAATGCGACTATAGACCCACAATACATCGAAAATTTATCGTGTGTAAAAATAAAAAACATAGTGCATCTTTTTGTACGAATGAAAGGTGCAAGGGAAGGTCTCATTGAAATTGCATCAGGGTTACCAAAATCATTTATAAATCTTGAATTTTATGCCCCTATAAACAACAGCAACGGTAAAGCTGTACGATTGACAATAAATACAGACGGTAAACTATATCTCAGTTATACGGATGAATATACTACATCGCCAGGACATGAATCTGTTGCGTGTTTAGTATATTTAACAAGCGATTGAAAGGAGTAAACAAAATGCGGGAAATAACAGATGGAAGTGCAAAATTCATGGTAGTAGATAGACGGTTAAAAGCAATGATTGATATGCTTTATCCAGTCGGCATAGTAGTAACAACAGCAACCGATGACGCGCTAAAGCCGGGGGAAGCAGATGGATTAGCAACATGGGAAGAAATTGCGCAGAATAGAGTGCTACAAGGTACATCAAGTGGCGCCGGCGGAACAGTAGAAGCAGGGTTACCAAATATAACTGGTAGCATTATTGGATATGGCGATAGAACAGGGTTTGGCGGAGCAGACGGGATGGCTTATCTATCTGATGAGCAAGAAAGAATTCCATCAATGGGGGATATCTTTCCGGGGAATAAATCTGCATTAAGAGTTAGATTAGATGCGTCAAAATCAAACAATATTTATGGAAACTCAAGCACCGTACAACCACAGGCGTACAAAGTGCATTTCTGGAAAAGGGTAAGTTAATCATGACATTTTTTCAAAATCTCAAAAGAAAAATAAAAAAATACAGTAAACCGCCGTATCTGTGGGGCGGATTCGTCACCTGTGTTTTTGTCTTAGACTTGATAGACTTCGCCGAATACTTCTGCCGAACAAGCATTAATCTCTTAGACAAATGGGAATCAAAGACAGTTGTAAGCGTTGTGTTGATGTACATCTTGTCATTTATTAACAGCGCATACGGCGTAGTGCTCAATGCGTACTTCTGGCTGATTATCATTGATATCAGTACACGCTGGTTGGCGATCGGGTATCAGTATCTTGTTGATAAAGGGATGGATCCGAACTACTTAACGACACGAGAAAAACTGTACGGCATTGTTCTTGCGTTCAGCGCGAAACGCTTAAAATCTAAGATTATGCTGTGGGGCTTTCTGACAAAGTTTATTCTCTTCACAATTTTAATTCTCACGGCTTCGCAGATTGACACGGTTTTATCAGCAATTGAAATCCCGCTGTCATGGCCAGTGCTTAAATTTATGTTTGGCTATATCTGCTACAACGAGATACTATCGATTTGCGAGAATTTACGAGACGCCGGGAATCATCATATCGATAAGTTGATAACGTTACTCGACAACAATATATTCGCGAAACTCAAGAAATAACCGCTAAATAGCGGTTTTTTAGATGGAGGTGTTTATGACAATAGCCGAATTTAAACAAGAGCTCATTGATAAGAGAAGCTATTTTTATCAATTCCCGTGGCCAGCTACCACATACGGGCACTGGACAGCTGGACGGTATTTCACGACATTTAACGACTATCATTTTAACGTTGACGGCGATGGAGAAATCATCTACACAAGACCGCTCGACGAAGTGCCGAAAGCGACTTGGCACAGGAACACAGGAAGCATTGCAATTGCTCTGTGCTGCTGCTATAATGCCCGCCCGAACGACTTAGGCGAATACCCGCCGACCGCGGCACAGATTGAAACTTTAGCGAAGATGTTCGCGGTTATAGCTGAGGTTTTCGATAACCCAATCGACCGGGAGCATTTCATGACACACGGCGAGGCGGCGAATGACGATGGCTACGGGCTGTACAGCGGAGAGCCTGATTGCCGCTGGGATTTAGAGCAGCTTTGCGATCGGGATGAAATCGGGACCGGCGGAGACATCTTGCGCGGGAAAGCGCAGTGGTATTTAGAGAACGGGGTGTAAAATGTATGAGAAGAAAAAGATTATCGCTGTTGCTTGCGCTATCTTTGCTGTTGTCGCCGTGCTTGTCTATCTCATATTTAGCGGCACCACAGGTACCGGCGGAAACGGTAACGATGCAAAGGACGCAGTACGAGAAGTTCAAGTCCATAGCAAGCAATCAGCAGATGCGGTTAGATCAGCTCGAGATGAAATTAAATCAGCTGGAGAACAACTCGACAGAAGCATCTCAAGAGTTGATAGAGCTGCAGAATCAGCTGACAGAGTGCAGAAAAGAATTGATGAGAACTCAAGAACAATTGCAGAGTGCAGAGATATCATTGCAGAGTGCCGAAGAGAACTTAATGAAGCTGCAGAACTCTTTAGACAGATTGACGAAGAAAATAGATGAACTGACTCATGACGTGAAACTTGCTAAGCGGCAAAGAAACCTCTGGTCATACATCGCAGGAGCAGTGGCGACAGGCTGGCTGGTAGACAAATTAAGTAATTGACGGGGGCGGGAAACCGCTCTCTTTTTTATTGCATAAATTACTTTATTATGCTATGATTTAGTTGTCAGAGGGAAACCTCTGTGGGTTTAAATAATCTGAAAAAGGAAAAAGAGCAGGGAGAAATCCTTGCTCTTTTTCTGTTGCATGATATAAAAAATAATTATAACAAAACATCTTGAAAATGTATTGACTAATCAAGTCGAATAAGATATACTATAATCAAGAAAGGGGAAGAACCCCACAGATTATTTAAACCCACAGGAGGAAAACAAAATGGACAAGAATTGGGAAAACGTAAAAATGCTGGCAGACAAATTGGAATGGCTCGACGAAAGACACCCGGCATATGAAAGTATTTTTGTAGAGTTCGGAGAAAACACTGATGAGAAAAAAGAGCTTATCGAAGACAGAGAATCTGTAGATAAATTAATCGAACTTTTCGGGAAAGAAGTTACCGCCGCAGCCCGGAAACTTGTAAAAATCCGGAAAGAAATCCGGAGGGCGGCGGAAGTTGATGATATCCCCGCTTTGCTTAGAGCAATCGCAGACAGAACAGATTTAAAGAGTAGATAAAAGGAGAAAGAAAAATGAAAGTAAGAATGTATAGAAACTATGATAAATTCCCATACGAGAGCGATCATCACGGGAACTTTAACGGAAGAATGATATTCACATTCTTCCGCCCGATTGGAAGGGAGTTCGACTGTATACTGGTCGAGCTCCCGGAAGAATACAAACCATTACCAATAGAAAGGTATGAACGTTACAGCGGGTGGCAAATGGAGTTAGATCAGGTTGTAAAAAAAGAAGAAGACGGAATGTACAACACTCGCGGATTAACTATGAGGTTTTTCGATGAGAAAAACTGGGACTATGTAAACGTTCCAAAGGGGTGGCTCGATACTTATGCAAAGGAAGAGACGGTGCCGGAACTTTGCGGTCGTGAAAATATACCGGTTAAATTCATCAGAATTGAATATTCAACGGTAAAAGAACTTGCCGAAAAATTTAATTGTGAGTATGTAGAACCGACAGATGAGTTTTATGCCAGCTTCCGGAAAAGAATAAATGAATACATAAGCGCTTATGAAAAATGGAAAGATGTGAAAGAAGATGTTAACCGCAGATCGGTTACGACATTCGAAACTCTAAAAGAAAGAGTTGAACTCAAATCAAACTGGCACGAAAAAACATACATCGGAAATCCTGGCGATTACGTATTAAATGTAGGAGAGAAACGATATCTTATACTCGGAGTTATAGCTGCAGAAGACACTTCACCGAGCAGCGATCATATGTTTCTCAATGTACAATCGTTTAATCTGGACGACAGGGAAACTCGTTTACCCGCGGTAGGACTTCCGGAAAACACGCCTGCGGAGATAATCGACATGATAGAAAAAGAATCTGCACGCCGAGACGAATTAATAGGCGATCACGGAGAGGAGGATTGGGGCTAATGGCGGAAAATAAAAAAATCAGTGCGAACTGGGGAGGAAAAAGAGAAGGGGCAGGTGCAAAGAAGATTTTACCGACTGGTGCCAGGACACGGTCCATCAGGATGACGGATGGTGAGTATAAAAAAATCAAAGAGTATCTGTCTGAGTTGCGGAGCACAAAAAATGGAAGTCGGTGATAAATTTAATGCGTGGACTGTCATAAAAACAAATGTACCGGCGGAACACGAATACCACGTTTTATGCCGCTGCGAATGCGGAAGAGAATGCTGGGTAAATTGCTCGGCACTGCGGCTTGGTAAATCTAAATCGTGCGGATGCAAAAAACGATACAATCGGAAAGAATATGATCTGCAGCCGGGGGATAAAATAGGTTACTGGACGATACTAAGCAATGAAGGCGATAGATTCCGCTGTCGATGCATCTGCGGCGCGGAAAGAGTCATAAAGCACAACATTTTAAAAAATGGTAGGTCTTTATCCTGCGGTTGCCGTCGCAGTGATCATCAAGTCAAAAAACAAAAAGAAGGAAGAGAATTAGGACAAAAAATATCGAGAGAAGTGCAAAAGCACGGGCTATCCGTGGCGTATGCCGGATTCGGCCGAAGAAAAAATAAAAACTCTGAGACGGGGATAACCGGAGTGTCAGTATGGCGCGATAAATATAGGGCATATATTACTGTTGACAGGAAGCAGATCCATATCGGAACCTTTAAAAAATTAGAGGATGCAGCAAAAGCAAGAAAAAACGCAGAAGAGCGATACTTTTCAGAGCGACAAAAACGGGTGAATGAAATAAAAAGAGAAGTAATGAAAAAAGAGCGGTAA